TCTTGCTGCTATAAAACCTATATTTTTTACAGCACCTCTATTAAATGTTCTTGCATCACATTGATGAGAGAAAAATATTTCATAATCATCCTTATCTTCTAAAATAAAACTCATATATTTGCTAAAAAAAAATTTATGTTGAATACGATTTCTATATGGAACAATAAAAATACGTTTTGGAATCTTTACTTCTTCACTCATTTATTATTGTTATATTTTTTATTTTTGTATTTAAAACTCAAATAATATTAAATTGTTATTTTGATAATTCTAAATTATATTTTTTCATTATGGCTGCTGGAACAATGTTTTCTTCTCTTGCAATTTTCTCAAGTTTTTTGTAACACTTATTTATTGTTACTTCACTAGTTTCACTTACAGTTTTTACCTCCTTTTTACTTATATTTAATTTACATAATTGAGCTACAAAATATACAACGCCAGCGGCAATAGAAGGCGGTGTATTTTCTGGCATAATATCAAGTTTTTCAATTTTCATCGCTATAAATTGACACAACTTAGTTAGTTCATTATTTACATTTAATTTACTACAATATCTCTCTATAAAGGCTTCTGGTTTTGTTTTGCCAAAATTTGTTTTCTCTTTATTATCCATATCTTTCTCCAAATCATTAATAATAGACAACGCATTTTTACAACCCTTTGTAGCGCTTGTTGCATCTAAGTGAAATATGGATGCAATTTCTTTTGCTGTTCTTGGATAATTATTAATTCTGCACGCGATATAAATAGACGCAGCAATAATACCATCTCTATTATCACCTCTAAATGTAGTATCCGACTCAGAAATCTTCTTATGATAGACAATTGCGTCGTCAATAATCATTTTTGGAATACCAGCATTCTGAGCCATTGTCGTAATAATTTGAAACTCGTCATATTGAGATTTCTCCTTATAAGGCATAGATTGCCATTCAGTATATCGTCTAATTTTTCTCATTTCATAACTCATTGGACCAACACATAATACCTTACACCCATAAGAAGATTCTTCCAAAAGCGGATTAATAGGCATACCGCATCTAGTTGGGTCAGAATTTTGATTATCATCTGCACCATAATATCTCCATTCTGCACCTTGGTCCACTAAATCTTTATAAATTATTCCACATTTATTATTTGTACATGTTAAAAATCCTTCATCCGAGAATGCTAAAATGCATTCACAACGCTCACAAAATTCACGGCTTCCAGAACCATAAATACACTCTAAAGGAACTTTCTTTTTTTCAGGATTATCTATTTCTTCTTCAAAAATCTTCCAAAGCTCAGCCTTGTTAACAATATTGGTTTTTCGTTTTTGACTTTTATCTTTGCTCATCATTCTTTATTATCTTTGATTAGATAAAATATTTTTAATTCAATTTTATTTATATTTTTTATTATATATTTTTTTAAGATTCTATATTATATGGGAAATAGTACATCATCAAATAAACAAGCTCAACAAGAATTCGATAACTTTTATGATATTGTAGACTATATTGCGACATATTACATATTAACAATGGACTTCAAGAGCTTAAGCAAACTTTCAGAAAAAGCTTATTGTGATAAACTTGTTATTTTAACATCTGATATTATTGACAGATATTTTAATGATATGGATGTAACCTTTTTGGCTCAAAGAATTAAAGATGGAGTTGAAGTAAATGAACTTAAAAGTGAAAAAATCAGATTTATAAATAAAGATAATCTAGAAAGTTTAGATGTTTCAAATGATGCACAAAAAAGTATTAGAAAAAAGCGTGTATGCATTGGAATTGCTAAATTTTATGTAAAGATAGCTCATGTATTTGCTGCAATTGTTATGACCATTAATCCAGTTTATACTTACAAAGATGCTACAGGAACAACTGTTAAAACAACTCTTCTTGAAAAGGACAAAATTCCTAAAGGTGTTAACAGAAAATTGTACAAATTAAATATATGTGATAATAGAATTCGAGCCTTAAAGAGGGGTGAACAAATTGATGAAGTGAGTGGAAATGTTACTATGCAACCAAGAATTTGTGATATGAATTCTACTAAAACTGGTGCAGAAAAAACATTACAAGATGAACCAGGTATACCTGAGCTTATGCGTTTATATTTAGATGATAAATATGATTATTCTAATGGCTCATTTAATGGTATGAGTGAAGAGACTGAAAGACAATTTCGCAAAGATTTAAAATTGTTTTATACTACATTTACAGGTAATGATAGTATGCCTGATACAATAGAAAAATTTAGTGATATTAAACTGCGTGATTATAGTAAAAAGCCTACATGTCAACCACCTACATCAGCATTAAAAGGTAAATATACTCTCAATAAAAAAGACGAATTATTTGTAAAATATGCTGATAATATTAAAAAAATGATACAAAGTGCGGCTGATAACCAATATAAATTATTAGACATAATTAATGAATTATTTACATATGTTAATGATCCATATTCAGGTAAACGTGTTATTAGGATTAATCCAAAATTAACAGATGACTCGTTACAAAAAGCTGTCGAAAAAACTAGAAAATACATTGTTAATTTATATGTTAAATGTGAAAACGATTACATAACTGGAGTGCAATTATTTGAGGCCATTGTCGAGTCCAAAATTGTTGAAACAACTGAAAAGCAAATTGAAAATCTTAAGAAAGAAGCTAATAAGATTATAAAAGAAACTAAAAAAGCATCACAACCAGTAAAAGAGAATATACCTCCTGTTGTTATAGCTGGTCCTAATACAACAATTTCATCTATATCTACACCTTCAAATTTGCCAACTACATCTACAACAAGCACTACATCAACTTTGCCAACTACATCTACAACAAGCGCTACATCAACTTTACCAACTACATCTACAACAAGCACTACATCAACTTTACCAACTACATCTACAACAAGCACTACATCAACTTTGCCAATACCTACAAATTCATTGCAAAATAACCCTCCAACTACATTACCACAACCAATATCTACTGGACAAACAATTGTTTCAAACGGAACACCAACAGTTTAGTAAATCTTTTCTAATATAGAAAATATAATATCAATTACTTATATAATGGATATTATAGGCGTTAAAAATCCTTATGGTCTTGTGCAACAAGCTGGTAGAAGAAAAAGAAGAACATACAGAAAAAAGCGTACCTTACGTAGCAAAACACGCAGACATAGAAAATAATTTAGAAAATAATATTTTAATAATATATAATGCAAACTCGTAGTATGAGACGTTCAAAGAAGGCTATCTATCGTGCCCGTGTTAAAATCTCTCGTTGTAGAGGTCAAACCAGATGTAGAGCAAGAAACAACTGTAAGAAAACTCGCGCTGGAAAGAGAAAGTCCTATTGCAGAAAGAGAACTAATCGTCGCGCTTAAACGAATTAAAAGCCAATATAAATGTTTTAAAAATTGCCAAATACATTAACAATATAAGTGCTACTGGAAATATATATATGACGGTAAATTCTACAAATTTATTAAGTAATTTTAATAGGTACTTAAATAAATCTTCTATGCTCATTACTAGAAAAATTAAAAATAGATGCATATGCGGTAAGAATGCAATAAAAAATAATCCCAAAATAATATAAACAGCATCGTCTGTAATTGTTATTTGCATTTTTGTAACTATATAAACTCATATTATGACTTTAAATAGTTTGAATATATTAAATTCCGCTTACGGAACCAAAAAGTTTTCTAGCATTAGTTAGCGCTTGTTTCTTTAAAGATTTCCTGGCTGCTGTAAGAGACCCTGTTTTTCTTAAAGTTTTTTGGGCTGCTTCAATCGCTGTAGTCCATTTTTTTCCAGTTTTACCACCCCATTTTTTACCGCCAGCCATTTTTCTAGTTCTATTTTTTCTTGAACGACGACGTCTTGTATGCATTATATAATACTTAAATATTTAATTTGTTACTTAAATATTTAAATTGCCGAAGTACTAAACTGCTTAAACACGACCAGCGGAGGCGGCACGGGAAGCGGCGGCGGAAGCAGCACGAGAGGCAGAGGCGGCACGGGAAGCAGCCATTGAGGCAGCGCGACCAGCAGATGCAGCGCGGGAAGCAGAAGCACTACGAGAGGCAGAGGCAGCTCTGGAGGCGGCGGCGGAAGCAGCACGGGCAGCAGAGGCAGCACGAGAGGCAGCAGCGGAAGCAGTACGAGCAGCAGCCATTTTACGGCCACGGGCCATTGATCTAGATCTTGAACGACGATGACGACGATGAGTTCTTGCCATTATATAAACTATCAAGAAAAAATTTCTAAACGCCACTTTTAATTTTTCTAAATTAATTTTCCCATACAGAATTTGATGAATGCCACCACATTTTATCCCCCTTTTTAACTTTATAAATTGCCCTAAATACTTTTGACCGAGATAATGGAATATTACATCGATATTTGTCTAAAGGATGTGGATTTGTTTTTAATTGTGCTAAAATAGCCTTCTTATTAATTTTTTGTCTAGATTGTAAAGCGAAATAAATAAAAAAACCCTCAAATGATAATGTTTGAATAGGTAAAATATCTTGATTCTTAAGTTGAAAATCTCTTAAATATTCTAAACATATGGCAAATCCAGAAATATCTGCTAAATCTTCGCCTATACTTGGCCATGCATCAAAGTCTATTCCATCTCTTTTTGCATAATCTTCATATTGCTTAACTATATCCTTTTGTATTTTCTTAAAATGTTCTGCATCTTTTTTTGTCCACCAATTATTTAACTTACCATCTTTATCATATCTACTTCCTAAATCATCTAATGAGTGAGACATTTCATGTGCAATCGTAAAACCTATATGTGCTAAATTATATTCTAAACCTCTTTCATCTAAATCAACAAATGGTTTCTGAATATAACCTAAAGGTATATATATAGTATTATCTGTCGGTGTATACATTGCATTTACAACATATGCTTGCGTACTTACCATTTTTGGTGGTATTTGTGACCAATCTATAACTGGTATATCTATTATATCTTTTCCTACAAGACTAATAGCTTGCTCGTGTCTCCAATGTGCCATTTTTAATAAATTACCCCAAGGATCATCTACTTTATAGTCTAATAAAGGGTCATCTCTTAAAATAGGAGGTGACCCTACTAAAAGTTTTATAGCTTCCAATTTTTCAATTGCTATACGTTTTGTTTTTGGTTGCAACCAATTATTCCTTTTAATTATACGAACAAATACTCGCCTTAAATCTTCTACCATATTTTTAACATATTGAACAGCTTGATCATTTTTATAACGTAAAATGTATTCATTTGTTAAAAATGTATTGAAAGTAAAACTCATTCCAAAAATAGGTAAAATATAATCATCTACATTTCTCGCTTGCCCCCTTAAAAATTTACCGTAAAAATTAAAGTAATTATCCCATCCATATTGTGAAAATCTACATTGTTGTCTTATATACAAATAAATCCAATATGTTCTCCATTGTTCTGAATCCCATTTTTCAAGCAATAATTTTGTTCCACATAATAAGTAATTTATATTAGATGTGACAAAATCAGATGGAACTTCTTTAAAACCAAGTTCTTTACAAAATGCTTCCCAATCAAATCCAAAATCTTTTATAGCTTCTTCTTTTGTAACTAAATTATAACCATCTTCATCTTCTTTTTTTATTAAATTACAAGACATTGCATTTAATATTTCTATTTCTGTATCATAAATATCCTTTACATTAAATGAATGATTCTCTCCAAAAGCTATAATGAATAATCTATTTAAATAGTTTAAATATTCGGTTCTATATTTTTTTTTATATTTTTTATCATCTTCTGTATCATCATTATAATCATAATATATATCTAAATCTAATAATGTAACTTCAGGAGGTTCTAAATAACACTTATATTTTGTAGGATTTTTGTCATCTGGATTTATTGACCATGCAAATGGTGCACCCCAAGATATTATTTCATTCATATTACTACGTGCAATTTTTTGCCATATATTTGTCTTTACTTGTCTTAATTCATCAACATATTCAACAATAGCATTAGCTAAACAGCGTGTTTGCTCAGGAGTATTACGAGTTTTAAAAGATTCATATGCATTCTTAATACATTTACCTCTTGGTGTATTTTTTGTTGATGGATCTTTAAGATAATTATCAATTATTTCTATTAATTCACGATAAACTTTATCTTGAACAAGTCTAAAATCATCTATTTGAGTAATATATTCTTGATATGCTTCTATATCAATACCTTTTAACCATCTCTCATTTATAAAAGAATAAAAATCATTATTTGGTGTAATATTTGATAGACTTACAGCTTGTTTAATTTCTTTGATAATTTCTTTTTCTAAATTAAAACTAGTTGACGTTACATCTATTTTATTTTCTTTAAATACTTCATCAATTTTCTCTTCAAAACTTTCGAATGTTGATGGAACCTTCTTACAAATTATTTCCTTTTGTTTGTCAGTTAAAGTAGGAACCTTTTTAAGAATATTTTCTCTATTTTTTCTTGTTTTATTTCTAAGGATTTCTATTTTTTTTAATGTTTTATTGCTCATATAAATATACAATATATTTATTATACTAATTTAAATAAAAATAAATATAATATATATGATTATAACTTTATTAGTTTTATCCCTTTTCTCTTTAGTATCTAGTAATATTTTACCTACAACTATTGATGAGTTAAATATTGATAGCTATTTAGGTCATTGGTATCAAATTTATGGGGCACCAACTAATACTATTTTTCAAGGTTATGGAACATGTATAACAGCTGATTATGGATTATTAGACAATGGGTTTGTTAGCGTTTTAAATTCACAATTAGATAAAAATAAACAAATTGAAAAAATTAATGGTTATGCTTATTATAAAAATATTTCAGAACCTGGACAGCTAACTGTACATCTTGATGGCGTTCCGGTTGATTCTCCATACTGGATAGTTAAATTAGGAGAGATTGTTGATAATCAATATCAATACAGTATTATTACTACACCATCAGGTATATCATTATGGGTATTAACTCGTGATATTAATAAATTTAACGAATTATATGCTGAAGAAGTAAAAAAATTTCTTGATGAATACAAGTTTAAATATACTTCAATAGAACAAACTGATTGTGTTCCAAATGTAGATTATTTGGAAATCAATAATAATCTTAGATCAAACTATCAATCAGAATGTCAAGTCGCAAGTTATTTAAGAAAATCAGGATTTCCAGAATATTCTGTTCCTACTATGGTTTGCACTAGTAAATATGAAAGTTCATATAATTGCGATGCAACAAATAAAAATACAGATGGTTCAACTGATTATGGGTTAATGCAAATAAATAGTTATTACTGGTGTTCGGGAGACCCAAAGTCAAAATATAATAGTTGCGGAACATCATGTAGTAGCTTATTTAATTGTCAAACTAACACTAATTGTGCTTATACCGTTTGGAAACAGCAAGGATACACTGCATGGTATGGTTATAAAAATCATAAAACAGAATGTGATAATTATAAAATTAATTGTTAAACTATCTCTTTAAGTATTTTACAAATATATATATTTAAACTACTTAAAAACATAAATTTCGCTTAAGTGAATTTACCTTCAATTTTATTTAATACATCGTCATCATAAACTAAATTACCAGATGGTTTATATGACTTGATTGGCGTATATTCTTTCTTCTGTGGCTTACCCTTTTGATTAGGGTCATTTTGCTTTAGCAAGTAATCATTTGGGTCAGATGGATTGTCTTCAATCATTTTAACATTACCATCTTCATCCTTTTCTTCAACTTTTTGTCCATATTCATTTATTGCTATGCCTGTTTTTTTCTTAAATTCAGACCTAATATACCCCGGCACCCAATGCATCCACGATATAAATAATAAATTTGGATGTATATATCTGACATTGAAACCATTATTCTTTAATTTGTCCATTAAAAACGCAATACATGCACCCTGGTCATACTTTGGCACACCTAATATGGTCTCAGGGACTAAATACCAACACATTTGATTATCAATTTTTTGACGAGATGTTAGTTTTATTCTTTTATGCACATTATTTAACATTTTATTAAATAACTCCAATTTCATTAGATCATGGTGTCGTTTTTTTTCATAAAGTTCATCAATGTTTAATTTTTCTGAAAAATCTTCTATATTGTCTAATGTAAATATACTTGACATTTTGTATTCTTATGTGAAAAAAAAATACAAAATTAA